GACGACTGGACGCAGGAAGAAACATGGCAGAAAGCCAACCCTGGTTACGGCACAATTTGTCACAAAAGCTACTTTGACCAAGCCGTGCAAAATGCCAAGGCCAACCCGTCAATGGTCAACAGCTTTTTGCGTTTGCACTTGAATATTTGGACCAGCGCCGAAACCGCATGGATACCTGATGACGTATGGATGAAAGGAAACCAACCAATACCACATGATCAACTTGCTAACCTTCCTTGCTATGGCGGCCTTGACCTTGCCAGCACTCAAGACCTTACAGCCTTTGCCCTGCTTTTCCGCGATGATGTCAACAGCTGTTTTTATCTCCTGGTCCATCAGTTTGTCAATTCAGAAAAGGCATACACCAAAAAACTGAGCGCGGGCATTGACTATGTGGCGTTCAATAATGAAGGTGACGTGACAATAACACCTGGCAACGTGACTGACTACCGAATTGTAAAAGAGTACATTTTGGAACAATGTGCCAAATATGACGTAAGAAGCATTGGTTATGACCCACGCTTCAGCACGTACATAGTCAGCGAGCTAGAAGCCGATGACGTTAAAATGTCGCCAATGGCGCAGAACATTACAACCATGAATGGACCAACAAAGGAATTTGAGATGGCCGCCATGCGTGGCGAGATCATCCACGGCGGCAACCGTTGTTTAAGGTGGCAAATGGGATGTGCTGTTGTCTACACGGACGTAAACGAAAACAAGCGTGTGACCAAGGAACGCCAAGAAAACAAGAAGGTAGACGGCGTAATCGCGAGCATCATTGCCATGAACGAATACTGCCACACATTAGGCGAAGAAGATTTCTTTTTTGAGGTGTTGGATTTGTGAAGAAAATTTGTTATATTATAGCTTCCACCCTGACTGAATGGCTACACTAACTGACCGCTTGCGTTCGCTTTTCCGTTCTCGAATTGGCAAGTACGATTCACAGACGATTGAAGCGGATTTGGGAATAAATGCTTACGTTCGCAGCGGTGTTAACGTGACTGAACAAAGCGCGATGGCTATTAGCGCCGTCTATGCTTGTGTTTACAAGATTGCTAGTACTATCAGTTCCTTAGGTTTGGAAATCTACGTTCGCGATGGACGCAACGTTGAAGTGGCCAACCAGCACCCGTCGTACCGACTGATCACAAGCGAGCCAAACGAAAACCAAAACGCCTACGATTTTTGGGAGACTGTTATGTCTTCCGCTCTCATGTATGGTTGTGGCTATGCAATTATAGAGCGCAACGCGCGCGGTTATGCCGAACGCCTGGTGCCAGTCAGCTACTACGACGTGGATGCAAAGGACGTAGACGGTGAACGTGTGTTTGTTATTCGCGACTACGGCGTAGTGTCACAGGAAAACATGCTGGAAATTTCCAACATGCAACGTATGTCGCCCATTCGATTGCATCGCGAAAACATGGGCCTTGCCAAAGCTGCGCAGGATTTCGGCAGCGAATACTTTGGGCAAAAAGGGCAAATGACGGGCGTGCTGGCAAGTGATCAGCCATTGCGTAAAGAGCAGATGGACGTTATTCAAAATAGCTGGAACCAAAGCGCAATGAATGCAGGCACGAAGTTGCTGCCATTTGGGTTTAAGTATCAGCGCATCACGATCACGCCAGACGAAGCGCAGTTTATTGAAACACGCAAATTCCAAGCTGAAGAAATTTGCCGCATCTACAGCGTACCACCTTCGCTTGTGCAGTTGCCCTCACAGACAACGTTCAACAACGTCGAGCAACAGAACTTGCAGTTTGCACGCCACACAATCAGCCCTTGGGCGAAGCGCATTGAACAGGAAATAGACAGAAAGCTCATTCAGAGTTTTGAGCGTCCTGACGTTTACAGCCAGTTCAACATGAACGATTTGTACCGTGGCGACTTGTCAGCGCGGACAAACTTTTATCAGCAAATGCTGCAAACGGGCGTGATGAGCATCAACGAGGTGCGCGCCAAAGAAAACATGAACCCTGTTGAAGGTGGCGACACGCACACCGTCCAAGTGAACCAAATTGCATTGGACCGCCTTGGACAATACAGCGACAAAATTTCAACCGATGGAGAACAACCAACAGTATAAAGACGCCGAGAAGCGGACAATGGGCACTATTGAGGTGCGCGAAGCTGAAGGCGATGACATGATCCTGGAAGGTTACGCGGCTGTTTACAACAGTGAAACAGACCTCGGCCACTTCCGTGAAGTCATCCAACCAGGCGCCTTTGATGACGTATTGGACAACGACGTCCGAGCGCTTATTAACCACGACCCGAATTTGATTTTGGGCCGCACAACAAACGGAACGCTTGAATTGAGCGCGGACGAACGCGGCCTGAAGTATAGAGTAAAGCTAGGAGGCCAGCAGTATGCAAAGGACTTCTACGAAAGCGTGAAGCGAGGCGACATCTCACAAAGCTCATTTGCCTTTACAATTGACAAACAGAGCTGGAATGAGGAACGCACTGTGCGAAGCGTGGACAAAGTGCGGCAATTGTTGGACGTGTCACCTGTGACCTACCCAGCATACGCAGCCGCCACGGTGCAGGCCCGTGACCAACAACCTGAATTCGACGACGCCACCAACAATGAAGTGGCTGACCTAGATACAACAGTTACTGAAATTCAAACAAACCCAACAACAATGAATCTCAATGAGATGAAGGCGACCCGTGCCAAGCACGCGGACCGCTACGAAGAGTTGGTGAACGTCGCTGAAACTGAAAACCGCGACTGGACCAACAACGAAAAAGAGGAAGCCGACCTTTGCAAGCGCGAGGTGGAACGCCTTGACGGCAAGATTGAGCGCCGCCAAGCTCATGAAGACATGATTGCACGCCAAGCACAAATGGGCGGTACGTCTGTCAGCGAAGCAAAGGAAATCAACAAAATCAACCGTTCTTTCAGCTTGAGCCGTGCTGTACAAGCTGCATCCTTTGGCAAAGCACTCGAAGGCGCAGAAGCTGAATGGCAGCAAGAAGCGGCCAAAGAATACCAAATGCGCGGCTTGCAAATGAGCGGCCAAATTGGTATCCCAGCCTCGGCGTTGTACCGTGCCGGAGGTGCTGACGACTTCCAAGCTGGTTCAGGCGATGGCAGCGGCTTCGTTGCTACGACCGTGCCAGGTGTTATTGACGCATTGCGCACGCCAACAATGGCCGAGCGCGTAGGTGTCACAACCATCAACAATGCTACTGGTAACCTCAAGTTCCCACGCGTTTCTGTCAAAGCTGCTGGAACAGCAGAAGGTGAAGTCGATGCCGACGCTGGTTCAGGCATGGAACTTGATGAGATTACGTTGTCACCAAACCGCGTGGCTGCCAATACCAAATATAGCAAGCAATTGATTTTGCAAGGCGGTGCACAGGTTGACGCTATGATTTCACGCGAGTTGGCCGCAGGTATCAACGAGACAATTGACAAGGCTGTGTTTGCTGCTGCTGCTGCTAACGCTGGTGACAGCACGGACAAGGCTGGCGGCTCAGTTGCTGCGTCTGATTTGTACGCTATGCAAAAGGCTGTGTTGCAAGCTGGCGGCGATTTGTCCGCTTGTGCTTTTGTTGCTTCTCCAACTGCTATGCAAATCCTAAAGGGTGAAGCTGCTGTGGCCTCTGTTTCTGCATTGGTTGATGGCAACAACATTGACGGATACAGCACCTACTACACGCCAAACTTGGTTGATGCCGACACTGTGGGCACGACTGGTGCAGTGTTGTTTGGTGACTTCGGTTTGGGCATGGTGTTAGCGTTCTTTGGTGGTATCGACTTGTTGGTCGATCCATACAGCAACGCAGGCACTGCACAAATTGCATTGCACGTAAACAAGTTTTACGACACGGATGTGCGCCAAGCTGGTGCATTGTCTTACCTCAAGGACTTCGTTGCATAACAACTAAACTTGGAAGCCTGGCAATAGGGCTGGGCTTCCTTTTTTTTCTCTCTCATGAACGTAACCCGCCCAGCATACGCCACAGGTACAGATGTCATCTCATTGGCTGACATCAAGGAATTTTTGCGCGTTGATCACGACGACGAAGACACCACTATCGGAGCGTTGTTGGACACGGCGGTGGCTCATGTGAGCGACTACACAAACCGTTCGTTTTTAACGGGAGGTGAAGCGGTGTTTTATCTTAACCGCTGGCGCCCTGCTGCACTAGCGTTTGGACCAGTCAAGACCATCACACACGTCAAATATTTTGACACGGCGGGACTGTTGCAAACGCTTGATTCAAGCAAATACTACACGGACATCATCAAGGACAACAGCACAATCATTTACTTTCATGACGTGCCAGACCTTGAAGAATACAACGCACAGCCCGTGTACATCACGGCTGGTGTAGGTAGTCAGCCAACGCCAAATATCAAACACGCTGTGCGCATGCTGTGCGCTCATTGGTATGAAAATCGCCGCGCTGTTGTGACTGGCACAATTGCCACGCAAATACCATTGGCCGTTGAATCATTGTTGAACCCTGAACGCATCGTAGACCTACGGCAATGAACATTGGGTTTTTAGATAGACGCATTACGTTTGTTGCACCGTCAACGACTACCAATGCCTACGGCGAAAGCACAGGCACAGGCACACAGTACGCTACTGTGTGGGCTGCGCTCGACAACAAGTCGGCCAGCAATTCCGTGATTCAGGAACAGGAAAGCACACGCAACAGTGTGACGTGGCGGGTACGCAGTAGCACGACCACGCGAGCTGTAACGCCCAAGTACACCATTTCTTACAATTCAGAGACCTACAACATCTTGGCTATTCAGGAAGTTGGACGGAATGACGAATTGCATTTTATTACCGAGCGCGTTGTATCTGAGTGATGGCCAACACCATTGAAATAGAAGGCATGCGGGAGCTGGAAAAGCGCATACGCAAGGCAGCCAAATGGGTGGAAAAGGACGCCCAAAAATTGCGCGCTATTGACGAACGTGTGGCCAACGTATTTGTGGTTTATGCTAAGGCCAACATCAAAGACGCAAATCAGGACATTATTGTCTACGATACGACAAACAAAGGACCAGGACGAAAAGCAAATCACAAGGGCACAATTAAAGACGTCATTAGGCCTGGCGCTTTGCGGAAGTCAATCAAGGTGTTCCGTCGCAGCAACAAATCAATCACGTTGGCTGGTCCCAAGCGTGCACGAAAGATTGGCAAAAGCAAGCGCAACACACAAAATGGTTGGTTTGCTTCCATTGTTGACCAAGGTGCGGGCTTCGGTCCATCACGTAGTAAAGGCGTATTTATGCGCGGCAAGAAAGCCACGCACCAGCGCATGCGCAATCTTCAAACCAGACTGCTGCAAGCAGAGTTCAAAAGCTACATGAAATGAAGGTAGGACTAGCTTGTTACAAATTGCTTTCAGAGCGTGCTGCGGTGTCTGACCTTGTGGGCACGCGCATCTATCCTGAATTGGCAGCAGAAGGCGCACAAATGCCCTACATTGTTTACAGCGTTGTAAGCAACAGCCCAAGCGACACCAAAGGAGGCACGCCTATTGACGAAGCTGAATTGGAGGTGTTTAGCGTGGCGCGATCATATTCCGCAGCAAACGACTTAGCAGATAAGGTACGTGCTGCACTAGACCGACAAAATGCAACAGTGAGCGTAGCAGACGGCGACGTAACTGTACAAAGTATTCAATACACAAATGAGGTGACTGAGGTAAGCGAGGACCGCAAAACCTACGTGAGCGTACAAGATTACACATTCAGAATAACTAGATAGATGGATTTCATTATAGAAAATTGGGCGGAACTAACGTTGGCATGTTTGGCGCTAGTCAAAGTCATCGTTAACCTAACGCCCTCAGAAAAGGACAACAAGGTGTTTGGATACATTGACACCTTAATCAATTTGATTATTGCAGACCGCAAAAAAAACCCTTCCAATAAACACTAACTATGGCACAGACAACCGGAATTATGAACGGCAGCCAGCTTACCGTCATGTTTGGCGATGCTGGAGCCACACCAACTTACGTTGTAGTCGACAACGTGACTGATTTCAGCGCATCAATTCAAACTGATACGCGCGACACCACGACCAAGAACAATGCAGGATACCGCGCAATTTTGCCTGGTCTCAAATCATTGTCAATCAACTTCACGGCGTTCTACGCTGATGACGCTACGCAAGGTTTTGACCAGCTTATGACTGCTTACAACGCAGGAACGAAGCAGGCAGTTAAGGCCACGTCATACGATTTTGATAGCTCGGCAGAAAATACAGGCGACCACCGTTTGAGCTTTGACGGTTATGTGACTAACTTGGAGCTTTCAGCAGGTACGGAAGACAACGCTTCCTTCACTTGCACTATTGAATGTGTCTCCGCAATCACGTATGAAGTCATCAGCTAATGAACATTACTCTAGATAATCAAACATTTCCAGTGCGCGCATCTATGCGGGCATGGCGCGAATTTGAAGACGCAACAGGCCACAAAGTCAGTAAGCTAGACAGCGATGACGTGACCCGTATGCCTGAACTGTTGTACTACTTTGTTCGCGAAGGGTGCAAGAAACAAGGCATGACCTTTGAAATGTCGTGTGATGATTTTCTAGGGTTGATTACAGTTGCTGACTTGCCTGATATTATGGAGGTCATTGGTGAGTCAATGAACGCTGGCGGTGAAAAAAAAACCAAAGCGACGGAGACGACAAGCCACTTGAATGGGACAAAATAGAGGAGTTAGGCCTGGGTCTTTTGGGACTCACGCCTGACTTACTCTATGACCTAACCTTCAGGGAATTTAGCAACGCGGTTCGCGGGCGCTACGATTTCAACGAGCTACAACGCCGCTCGGACTGGGAACGTACACGCTGGCAAACCGCGTTACTGTTAAACGTACATATGAAAAAAGGCAGCAAGCTCATAGCTACTGACCTTGGCACATTTCCTTGGGAGGAGGAAGAAAACAAAGAAAAGAAAATTCAACAAGGCTGGGCTATGTTGAAAGCAATGGCAACAAAAGACAATGGCAACACTAGGTGACCTCAGAGTAAAGATTGGAGCTGACACAGCAGACTTCAACAAACAGCTAGGCCGTATGCAGCGCCAGATGCGCAGCATGACCAGCAACTTTGAAACAATGGGCCGCAGCATGACGCGCAGCCTGACGCTTCCCATTCTCGGCATTGGTGCGGCTGCTGTCAAAAGCGCCGCCGATCTGGAAAGCCTTGAGGTGTCATTTATCAGCTTGACGGGTAGCGCTGAGGGCGCCGCCGCCATGATGAAAAATTTAAATGAGTTCGCAGCACAGACGCCATTCCAAGTTGAGAGCATAGCCAATGCAGCGCGCCAGCTCATTGCATCAGGTACTGAAATATCAGAGGTCAACAATCAGTTGCAGTTCCTTGGTGACATCGCTGCGACCAGTGGCAGCAGCATTGAAGAAATTGCAGCAATCTTTGCAAAGGTCAACGCTAAGGGTAAGGTAGAGCTAGAAAACCTCAACCAACTAGCGGAACGAGGCATACCTATTTTCAGGATGTTGTCAGAGGCTACTGGCCTCTCTGCTGACAAGCTGGGTGCTGGTCGTGTGACTGTGGAGCAATTCAACGAGACGTTGAGGGCAATGGCAGAAGACGGCGGTTTTGCTGCTGGTGCTATGGAGCGCCTAAGCGAAACGTCATCTGGTAAGTTTTCTACTGCTATGGACAACGTCAAATTATCGCTGGCTAGTTTGGGCGAAATTTTTCTGGATGTTATTAATAAGGTACTGCAAAAAATTATCGTCCTATCTCAGCGCTTTCAAGGTTTGAGCGATCCTGTAAAGGATGCTATTGTAGCTGTTGCAACGATG